TTTCTTCGTCACAACCATATCGAGCGTCGCCTTAGACATGGGCTTTCTCCTTCTTCGCTGGTTTGTCGAACAGGCCAACAAGGAAGTTCGTCACGTTGTCGATGATGATTGCGCCGGTCCCTTGGCTCGTTTCCTGAAACGTCAGGCCCGGAATCATCGACTCCCAATAGCCATTCAGTTTCGGCACGGCGTGCGGGATAACCGGCCCCATCGACGCCAGCTTTCGCGTTGCGGACAGAGTGACCGCCTTCCCGTTCGTCTCGTTGAGCAGGAAATAGAACTTCTTCCCCTCCTGCTCGCACAAGTCGACCGTGCTTTCCGCGGCCCGAATGTCGTGCGGCGAGTGCTTGGCCGGGATGATGACGAGATCGGCCAGCCGGATCGCCGTGCGGTTGATTTCGTGATCCTGCGGCGGTGTGTCGATGATGCACCACTCGAATCCAGCTTTCGCCAGCTCGGCGTGCTTTGCCGGTAGGTGCTTTGCATCTTCCACCCGGGCGAACGCTGGCGTCGCGGCCTGACGGTCGTTCCACCACGCGGAAAACGATCCTTGCGGGTCGAGATCCATCGTGACGACTGGCCCCTTCCCCATCAGTTCCAGCGCTACAGCGACGTGCGCGCTGTGCGTCGTCTTTCCGCTCCCGCCCTTCAGACAGGAAAACACGAGCGTTCTCATTGGTTCCTTCCTTCCTTGTTATCTTGGAAAGAATAAAGCAAGAAAGGATAGTTGGAAAGAACCAAGGTTCCAACCTTCCTTGGTTCCTTCCTTGCTTACGCCGCCTGCCTCAGTTCGAACCGCTCTGTGGGTTTCCCCTTTCGAATCTGGACGGCCTTCCCGGCATTGAGCCGCTTCGTGTACTCGGCACACGCCCGCGTGTACTGGCGCCGGCTAACCGTGTCGACAAGCGCCTCAAATACGTGAATCCCGCCATTCAACGCCCGCAGCTCGTCGCCAGTCAGCACGAAGCTGCCGCGCACATGGAATCGCTCGGCTACTTCGATCATGGCGTTCTGAGCGTCGTACAGCGCACGCAGTCCGATCTCGCCATTGCCCGCGCTCTCACACAGTACGATCGCGATGTTCATCCCAATGACGAGCGTGTCCCATTCCGCCTTGGTCGCCGTCCCGCGCGAGAAGGAGAGGGCGGCCATATGAACCGACGTCAGCACTTCTAGCCGCTCCTCTCCCTGCATCGGCTCGTCGGCGTTCTTCAAATACATGATGTGATTCTTGACCTCGCGTAACTTGCGCGGATGGCGAGGTTTCTTGCTGCTCGGCATTACGTCGACTCCTTGTTCGCAGCTAGGATTGCGCGGGCGAATCCGATCAGGAAGTTGTCATGCGAGCCATCTGCGTAATACGCAACGGCCACGCGACTAATCTCGTCATCCGTCAGCGCCGCATGTGAACTTGCTTCACTATCTTTTTCGGCGTCCGCACGCTCAGGCGTAGGGGCGGCGATACGTGCCACAGTTTCAGCGGCTACGGCGTTGGCAAACGCATACAGTTTTTCTCGCTGGTCGCCATCGGGGTGAAACGTGCTGACACCGGCCGATTGATAAAGCTGGTCGATTACTCGTTCCGGTAGTTCGTAGAGTGCTTCGGCGTCTGTCTGTTGCGGTGCGCACTCGGCTTGCGGGGCGAACTGCGCGGCGAGCAACCCGAGACCGCCGATGAACGAACGGACCATGTAGAAGTCTGTTTCGCGTTGGTCACTCCGCTCGAGCGACTCGAGCAGCGCGCCGATCAGTTCATCGCGCTTTGCGTCAGGGATGAACGACAGAAACGGCGCAGTCGCGTTGTCGGGGTCGTGCCGCTCGTAAGGCTTCACCGCCTCACCCTTGCCGCCATCGGCTTTCAATTCGCCCACGATAAACGGATCAATGGTCATTTCTTCTCTCCTGCACTAGCGGCGTCGATCTGCGCGCGCAAGTTGGAAGGTTCGTGTCCGCCGTCATCGTCGGTGGGGCTGGCCCAAAACATATCGCGTGAGCCATACGGCAACGGATCGCGCACATTGATAACGCGTTCGCACAGCCAATCCATGCGATCCGAATCCTTGCCGCCATCGGCGCGGGACGACAGCGCGGCTTGCCATGCCGCACGCGCCCACGCCTTGCAAGCGAAAGACGGACTCACCGCTATGCGGGTGCGTTCGCTTTTGAACCAAGCATTGAATTTTTCCCGCTCCGCATCGTCTGCCGCGCGTTTGTTGTCATTCATCTTAATTCTCCTGTCTTGGAATTGACGAGCGCATGCGTCTGTCTATGGTGCGTCCGGCACAACCAGACCACATCGAGCGGCTGTGAATAATCCGCGTGATGCCCTTCTGAATTTTCGACACCGCAAACAAAGCATGGAAGGCGCTTGATGTCGCCTTTTGAAACCGCATTGTTGAATATGCGTCGCGCCTTTGCGTGCTCTCTGAACTTCCCTCTGTATGCGGCCAAGTTTGAAAGTATTCCGGGCCGATTTTCTTCGTAATACAGGCGTCGCTCCTCGGTGAGGCGATCTATGTGTTGCAGCCTCCATTCACTCTTTCTTACTCTGTTTCTCTCATTTACAAGAACTGCATACCCTTCGCGATCACCTTTTATGCATTCCTTGCACCAAGGTAAGTATTCGCCGGTGCGACATTTCTTGAATTCCGTTCCATTTTTTGATTTACGACAACATCCGCATTCGACGAGGGTCACTTCTCGCTCCTTGTATGTCCGGCGCTATGCGCCACAGTGTCTGTCTGCTTTGAGTACGACCGAGGCGCTATAACCTGGCTCGGTCGTGTTCGAAGATGGCGGCCACGTATCGGGACGGGCGTAATAATAAGAAATGGTCTCGCGTGTGCATGTGGTTTCCTTTCCGTTGTTTTTTATGTGTGATCCAACTACAGGAGTAATACTACATTGGCAGTATCACTCACGCAAGCACTTTTCGACTATTTCCGAACGGTCATGCAAAGCGCTCGATGCCGCGCGTTCTCCGCTTCGTAGCCTGTGAGCGTCGCTTTCATCCACGCGGGCGTTTCTCCGCGCGTCGTCTTGCGCTCGACTGCTTCCCGTAACGCCTCACCTTCGAGCAGGGCATATTTCACGCGCGCTTGGCTGGCGTTGCGCCACACAATGCCACGCTCGACGAGCGCATGCAGGGTATCGCGCACAGCAGCTCGCGGGCGGTCGTGAAGCAGGTTCATCACCTGGTCTTGCGTGTATTCGTAATTCTCGACCATCGCGGAGATCAGTTCTTCTTGCGAGACTGTTTCGGACTGGCGGCCAGCGGAAAAGGCTACGTTTTTCATGCTACTTCCTTGTTCATTTTGCGAGCTCGAATCGGCTCCCATTGTTCGTATGCGAGATCCCATGCCGCGAACTTTTCTTCTCGCGGCGCCGACCCTTGGTCGAGCCAGGTGTGGCACCAGTAGCAGCCGGGCACGGTGTAGATGTGATCGGCCTTCTTGGCGCCACCTTTGCCGTGCTTGCTCTGGTTACTGTGGCAGGGCACAACGATGTCAGGCGAGGCATCCCCGAGGCAGATCTCGCGCAGATAGCACGTCTCGCCGCGGCACGCTGCCAGATACTTCGAGCCTTCCTCGACAGTCGGCTTCTTCGCTCTCCTGCGAAGCGTTGTCTTGCGATCGGCCAGCGCGAACGGCTTCGGCTCGGGGCGCTTGAAGCCGGTTCGTTTCATCGGTGCGGAGCGCTTCATCGCGCCAGATCCAGCAGCGCGGCGAAGGGATTGGGCGCAATGCCCTTCTTGAGCGCATAGCGGGCCCTGTAGACCTGCCTGTTTTTAGCGTAGTGGCGTTGCCACGTCGCGCTTCGGCGCTTCTTCTTGCTCGGCGGTTTCGCATCGGGTCCGCTGCCGGCCGTCCAGATCGCCGGCACTAAGCCGCTGCCGTTCGGCTCGGACCATCCGCAGATACGCACAAGCCCTTGCTCTTTCAGCGCACGCAGGTTGTAGCGAATATTGTGCGGAGTGATTGGCACATAGAATGCCAGATCGTCGGGCGTGAGCTGCTGGTCTTGCAGCAGTGCGAGGATCGCGCGCCGATTCGCGTAGCGCTTCGAATCCGGGCCAGGTGAGTTTCTCTTGTTCATGCGGCAATACTCAATTGGGCGCGCAAGTGCGGCGCGTTGGAAAGAAAAACTGCTTTTGCAAACCCGCGTGGCGTGGCACTGCGAAAGTTCGCGCGCTCGTCACTAGGGGGCGCCTTGTGGATTCGGTCGTCAGGCGCGCCGGCCGTCGCATCCCTGAATGGCTCGGGCATGACAAACCCGTTCCCAGTCCAAAGGCATGTCAACTTCGTGTAGTTGTCGGACGGCTCATGCCCGGTGAAGTCGTGCGGGTGGAATGTGTGGTCCGGCTTGCCGAAGATCTTCGAAAATGCGCTGACAGGGTTCTCGAAGAAGTAGGGCGCACCAGAGATTCCTCCAATCGTCCGGCACTCCGCAGCGATAACTGCGGCTTTCGCCTGAAAGTACGGATCTTTCTCGCGCTTCGCTTCCCACCAGCGCGCGCCACTCACGGCCACATCGGTGCAGGGAGGGAAGCCGGCGACGAAAACAATGCTGCTGTGCTTCATGATCCGGCCGAGCGCATAAAGTGCTTTGTCGACCGTTGTCCCGATCTTGGTGATGCGCCCCTCGCGGTGGACGCCTGGCGCGTGCTGAGGATCGACGAGAACAGCGTCATAACCGGCCGCTACCCAAGGCTCTGCCATATTGCCGGTCACATCACACAGAAAAATGCAGGTTCCGTTGCTCATGCCGCGATCCCCTCATATCCCGGATCTGCCGCGATCCGAATATCGTTGTCTGCCGCCCATGCGAGCGTGTATTCGATCAAGCTGTTAAGCCGCTTGACGCCCATCTGCGCGCTTGATTCCCTGAGATTCACCCACTCTCCCTCAAGGCCTGGAACCATGTCTGCGCCGATCCCGGTCGCTACGGCGTGCGCAGAAATGATCAAAGTTTTCCATTGCGTCGGCGTCAGGCGTCGACCGTGGAACTCGGCTTGGCTTGCGATCTGCGAGAAAAGGCTATGAAGCAATGCGTTCTGGCGGACGGTGCGCGTAGGTTCCTGCAGCACCAGAACGTGACCGTCGGGCCGGCTGTGTACGGCATCGGCCGCCAGGCGTCGGTTTGTCCTGTTTAGGAAGATCGTGACCTTATCCATCACGCTTTACCCATCGTGACGGCGATTGCTTGCTCGATCGAGTCGACAACATGGATTTCGCCCGTCCATGCCGCGTGAAACGTTTCTTGATCCGGCGTCAGCTTGCGCGCGCTCGGCGGCTTTGCGCCGTCTTTGATCTCAAGGAGTAGGGTGCGCCCGTTGAAGGCGACGACGAGATCAGGGAAACCTTGTCCGACCGTGTGCGTCGGGATGACCTTTGCGCCGATCTTGCGTAACGCCGTGACGATCTCGGGCTGGTTGCGGTCGGCTTTTGCTGCGTATCTCATGCTTTCTTTTCTGACCTGATGAAGTTCCAAATCTCTTTCTTCGCCGTCTCGGCCGCCTGATCGCCGGCCTTCTGCCGCACTCGCTCGACGATCTCGCCGGCTCTCACATACTGTCCACGTCGACCGTCGCGCACTGCTTCCATGAAACGCTCTAAGCAGTCTTGCTGCGTGCTCATTGGAGGCAGATGGAGTTGTAGTCCACCGTTCTACGGATGATGTAATGCCGCTTCAGAGGCTCCAGCCAGGGGTCGATACAGATAATCTCCATGTAACCGTTGGCTAAGATGGTGATCGAGGTGGACATGGCGGTTCTCTGGTTACTTGATGTCGAGACGTTGGCCGCGCACAAGGCGGCAGCCGGGAACTTCGAAGCCGTCTTTCAGAGCGGCCGCGATCAGTTTCTTGTCAGGCGCAGGAGCGGGCGGAAGCGGCTCCGTCTTGTAGTTCGCCGGGATCAGCGCTTCGTCGTCGATAGCCACGCTCGGCGGATTCAGCGCGATCTTGATCTTGAAAAACGGCGTGTCGATCTTGTCGCGGCCGGCCAGTTGCAGCCCGTCGAGCAGGTACTTGCGGATGCGTGCTGCGCGGGCTTCCATCGCCTTCGCGCGCTCGACCATCGCCTTCGCGTGCTCTTTGATCTGCTCGGCCGTCGCTTCCAGGTTGCGAGCGACGAAAGCCGTATTCATCGCCTTCGTTTCCAGATCGCCGCTGATCGCTTCGAGTGTGTCGGCGAACGTCTGGTCGTCGAGCTCCAGGTCTTGCAGCTTCGCCGCGTCTGCGCGGTACTCGCTGGCGATCTCGAAGAGGTTCATGTCGGTTCCTTGTTATCCGTTCACTGCATCCGTTTATAGATAATACCGCGAAAATATCCGATTACTGGATCACTTACGCATAAAATTTGGCTATGATCGCGCGGGTACGATTGAGTTCGTCGCGCTCGCGCAGATCGAGGATCAGGCGCAGCGCATCACGGCGCATGGTCGACTCTGCAATGTCGATCTCAGCCTGGCGAATCTGCTCGCGGATGATGTCGAGCGGAACCTGCGTAACGGGAACGTGCTCGAATGCTTGCGCCCGAGCTGCAGCGCTGTCGATGTCTGCGAATAACTTGTTCATTTCAGTCTCCGATTGGAATGCAGAGCCAGTATTCGTGTTGTTCGTTGATGCGCTTGTATGGCTTCTCGTGATCGATAAGCCAAGTCGTGCGATATTCGATCAACGGCCAATCGCATCCTTTTAGGCCATACGCAGTATCCATCCGGCCGCGCTCACCTGGGGCGCCGTTAAACGTGCCATCCGGGTCGCTGAAGGTTGCAAATACCGTCATGTCGGCGTTGTGTCTGGCACGGATGACGGCGCATACTTCGGCGCTGGTCTGAATCTTTCTGTAATCGCTCATGCTTTCTCCAGTTTGCCGCGCCACTCGAAGCCATCGTTCATGATGGCCTGTGCGCTAGGGTGATGTTTGCAGGACTCGGCGCCTTCCGGCGTCAATGCGGTGCGGCTCCAGCGTGAGCCTGTCCACCACGAATACCACTTCACTAGAATTCCGTTCTTTCGCAGCCTTACTTCGTATGCGCCGACGTGAACGGGCGTAACGTGCTTCGGAAACCACTCACTAAAGCTCTCCATGAGATTCCCCTGTGCGCCGCCAGCTAGGCCAGCGGCGCGTTGTCGTTATCAGAACGGGATCGAATCGTCGTCGAATTGATCGCCAGCCGGTGCGGGCACATACGACTGCTGCACTGCCGACTTCTTCAGAGGACGATCGCGCAGAGCGGCAACCAGCAGGGGCAGTTTCGTCGGGCTCGTCTTGCGATCGAGGATTTCTGCGGCCGTCAGTTCGGTATCGGCCTGGAACACTGCATTGAGACGCGCGCTCCAGCCGGTTCCGCTGCCGTCGCGCTTCTCGTATTCCTCCATTGCGAGCAGGATGCCGATCGGCTTGTTCAGCAGTTCCGGGAATTGCGTCAGCGTCTTTTGGACGTTGCCGCCGACTTCCTTGTCCCATACCGTCGAGACGACCGCCGCCGGCTTGATGTCGCGCACGCCGATGACGGTCATAAGCGCCATCAACGTGCCGTAATCGCCGAGCTTCTCGCCGTCCTTCTTAATCGTGTAGATCGAGAAGTTCGACTTCTGGCCTTCGTTCGTCTCGAACGTGAAGGCGATGCCGCGCGTGCCGCTCGATGCGGTGATGTCTTCGGCGCGCGTGAACGTGCCGACGTACTTGCCTTTCTCGTCGATAAAGCTGGTGCGCTGTTCGGCCTTGCGTGCTGCTTGCGCGGATTCGTTGTTGAGTGCGTACATGTGCGTTCCTTTGGTTCGCTTGGTTAGGCCGTAGCCAGTTGGGTGATGCCGTAAAAATCGGTGATTGCTGCGTCGACTGCTGCCAGGTCGTTGTCGACGTGATGCTCGGCGAACATGTCGATTGGCGACTTGCAGGTGTCGGAGCCGTTGTTTTGCGTGCTGAAGATGTGCCGGCCGTTGATCAGCGCGGCGCGAAGAACGATCGTGAACAGCGATTCGACCGGGCATTTTTCGTCGAGCATCTTGCCGATCGTGCGGGCCCGGATGTGCCCGAGCTCGTCTGTCGACACATGGCCGAGGAAGTACACGCGCACGTCGTCAGGCAGAACGGAGGCGGACATCATCACGTCCCATGCGCTCTTTCCGATCTCGCTGAACTTCTGGAACCCGGTTTCAGCGCTGCGGCGCATGAACTCGTTTGTCATCATCAGATTCCAGTCATCGAACACGACGACCTTGCGCTGCGTCTTGCTCATGAGCGTGATGATCTGGTCGGCCTTGTCGGTCACGAAGATGTTTCCGGCCGGGTTTTCCTTCGTGCGGTACGACCAGCCTTTTGCGCGGAAGGGCAGCGGCTTCTTAATGGTCTGAATCAAAAGGGTCTGCGCCGGATCGAGATTGCGCATGGAAGTGCTCTTGCCGGTTCCGCTCTCGCCCAAAATCAAAGTTGCGATGCTCATTTGCTTCTCCTGTTCGCTCTTGCTCGTAAAGTTGCTGCTCTTCGCATTCGATTTGTTGCTGCCAGTCGGCGCCGCTCATGTCAGCAACCGAATGTTTTCGTGTGCCGCCCAGGCGCTGCCGCCGAAGCAAATCAGTGCGGCGATCGCCCAATCAATTACGGTTCGCATGGCTGATCTCGTCGATCTGGTCACGCAGGACGCGCGCACGGTTCACAAGGAGGGCAAGCCAGCCATCGGCGGCGGCTTCGGGATACTTGGCAGCGAACACCGGCCATTCCAGGTCCAGGTTCATCAGAAGGGCGTACATGTCGGCGACCTTCTCGGAGATCTGCGACTGGCGGTGAATCTCGACAAGCTCGGTGATCGGGCAAAGGTGCTCGTCGCCGGCTTTGCGCAACTCGGCCATGAAGGCCGGTTGCGGAATGCTGCCAACCATCGGATCAATGGCGGACAAATTTTTACGCGCAACAGGAGCCTGCTGCGGGCGAAATGCTGAGATCGTGCTTAATAAGCCTTTACGCGCTTGGTTCAGAGTCATGATTCGGTTCCTTTCCGTTTTTGTGGTTGTGTGCTGCTGTGACTAAAGAATACGACGACAGTATCAATAGCGCAAGCGTTTATTGGATATTTTTCGTGCGTTCTGCCACATCCGGCTTCGGCGCCGGGATCGACCAGCCGCGCGCCATGACGTTGAAGAACATCCACCAGACGAGCGCAGGACTCATGCGGCCTCCAATACTTGGCCCATCAGCCGCGCACGGCACAGAGCCTGCATTGCTGCCAGCGTTTCTGCGCCCTTGTAGACGCTCTCACGGTGTTTCTTGACCAGCGTGAACACGACGCCTATCCGCTTCTTCGGATCGTCGCCTAAGCTCTGTACGCGCCCCTGAGTGAGCATCACGCCGATGGATCGGCTGATGTTGTACATGCAGGTGCCAGTCTGGTCGGCGATTTCCTCGGGCGTGGCGTCGTTCGGCTTGTCGTCGAGGTATGCGGTGATAACGGCCATGCTCATGCTGCCTCCAGGTTGTCGAGTCCGCCGACGTCGCGTGATGCGCGCCTGTGCGACTCCCATTCGAATTTGACGAGGACGCCGGATTCCTTCAGCCGATCCATGAAACGTTCGCCGATGTACTCTTTCAGGCTTGGCACGTTCAGGTTCGTAAGCATGATGGTCGGCTTGCAGTTGAGTCGACGAGCCTCCAGCAGCTCGTGCAGGGTGCGTTGTTCGTCATCAGTGCCGCGCTGAAGGCCGACTTCATCGAGGATCATCAGGTCGATCGACTCGAACTGCTTCAGCATCTGTTCTTCGCTGATCTCGCTCGACTTCGCCCATGTTCCGCGGATCTTGGTAAACAAGCGGGCGGTGGACGTGAAGTAGGCAGTGCGGCCGCGCGCCATGATGTTGTTGGCGACAGCGCATGCAAGGTGCGACTTGCCGGTCCCGAAGTTGCCAACTCCGAGCAGGACAGTCCCGGTTTTCAGGTGAGCAGCAAAGTTGTCAGCGAATGCTTCGAACTTCGCCAGAGCTGCGCGCTGGCCTTCGCTGCGTGCGTCGTAGTTCATGAATGAGCGATCGCGGAACAGGGCAGGGATGCCAGCCTGATCCAGGCGCGCTTCAATCTTCGCCTGGCGCTCGGCTCGTGCCTTTGCTTCCATCGCAGCAGTCTCGCGATCTGCATCCTCCTGCGAGCATGCAGGGCAGCGCTCGACGATGATCGTCCTGAATCCAAGGTCGATAGAACGGATGGCGAACTGTCCGTGTGTAGGGCAGCTTCCAACATCGGATGAAGTGTTTAATGATGCTCGCAGAGGATTCATTTCGGTTCCCTATTGTTTTTCTGCAACAGTCTGTAACGATGTGTATCAGAAAAGATCGGCCGAATAGTCCATGTCGTTAAGACTCTTCG